GGGTAGGGTTACTTGATGTTGTCGAAGAGTCTTCTGAGCTCGCTGAGGTGTTGCTCGGCTCGTCCGATGGCAGCTCTGGTCCTTGCGGTTTGTCTGCCCCAGATCATCTGGTCGAGTCCCTCGAGCTCTTTGAGTCTTGCTCTGTGTGCTTCGAGGGTTTTGTCCGCTCGCATTTTGTCGCTGTTGAGTTGGTTTATGATGTGTGTGCTTGGTTTTTGTGCCATGTGTTTTCTCCTGTTGCCGTCGCGGTATTGCGACGGTGTTTTAGTGTATCATCTTGTTTAGCGCTTGTCAACTTTTGTTTTTAGAGGAGTGTTATCGTATGCGTCCTTCGCGTCGTTATAGTGTTAGTAAGAAGGGTTCGGCTGTTAAGTTTCGGCGGAATGTTGGTCGTGTGCATCCGCGTAATGTTAGCGGTGCCGTTTCTCGCGGTGGTATTCGCTTGTAATGTATGCCGTGTTATCATCCTATACCTGCTTATCAGGGTTCTGATGGTAAGGTTGTTTTTGTTGAGCGTTTGCATAAGGATGTAGTGCGGCGCTTGGAGTTGCCGTGTGGTCAATGTGTTGGTTGTCGTTTAGAGCGTTCGCGTCAGTGGGCTGTGCGTTGTGTTCATGAGGCTTCGTGTCATGAAAGTAATTGTTTTCTTACTCTCACTTATAGTGATGACTTTTTGCCTGTCAGTGGTTCTCTCGTTTATCGTGATTTTCAGTTGTTTATGAAGCGTTTGCGAAAGCGTTTTAGTTGTTTTGATGTTACGCTGGGTGTTTGGGTTCCTCGCTTTTATATGTGTGGTGAGTATGGTGATTTGAATGCGCGGCCTCATTTCCATGCGTGTGTTTTCGGTTTTGATTTCCCTGATAAAGTTTTGTTCCGTCGTTGCGGTTCTGGTTGCGATATTTTTACTAGTGTTATTTGTGATGGTTTGTGGCGTAAAGGATTTGCGAGCGTTGGAAGTGTTACTTTTGAATCTGCCGCATATGTTGCTCGATATGTTATGAAGAAGATTACGGGTGACGAGGCGGTTGTGCATTATGGTAAGCGTGTTGCTGAGTTTTGTCACATGTCGCTTAAGCCTGGTATCGGTGGTGTTTGGTTTGATCGTTGGAAGACAGATGTTTATCCGCATGATTATGTAGTGGTTAATGGTGTAAAGGTGCGCCCACCGAAGTATTATGATAAGCGTTTGACTAGGTTAGATTCTGATACTATGGCGTTGGTGTCTTTGTCTCGTGACGTTAGTGTGCGTGAGCGTTTTGAGGATAATTCTGATGAGCGTTTAGCTGTTAAAGAAGTTGTTCAACGTGCGCGTTTGCGCTTTTTAAGGAGACAATTATGAAGATGGTTATTTGTAGTGTGTTTGATTCGGTTTCTGGTTTGTATGCGCGTCCCGCTTTTGTTGCTTCGAAGGGTGTTGCGCGTCGCATGTTTTCGGACGAGGTTAATCGGATGGACAAGGATAATGCTTTGAATGGTCATTCCGAGGATTTTGGTTTGTATTATTTGGGTGTTTTTGATGATGAAACGGGTTTGTTTGTTGGTGCTGTGCCGGAAGTGTTGTGTTTAGGTTTGGAGGTTAAATTGTAATTTTTTGGGAGCCGGTTTATGTTTAGAAATCCATCGGTTGATGTTCATCAGTTTGCTATGGTGCCTCGCGCGGAGATTCCGCGTTCTCGGTTTGATATGGAGACTGGTCATAAAACGACGTTTGATGCGGGTTTTTTGATTCCGGTGTATGCTGACGAAGTATTGCCGGGTGATACTTTTAGTTTGAAAATGACGGCGTTTTGTCGTTTAGCTACTCCGTTGTTTCCGATTATGGATAATTTGCATTTGGATTCGTTTTTCTTTTTCGTACCTAATCGTCTTGTGTGGACTAATTGGGTGCGGTTTATGGGTCAACAGGCGAGTCCTGCGGATTCTATTTCGTTTACTATTCCGCAGCAAGTTAGTCCTGTTGGTGGTTATGCGGTTGGTTCGTTACAAGATTATTTTGGTTTACCGACTGTGGGTCAGTTGGGCGGTGC